CATCCATCGCACCAATAATAACGTGTATCATAAAAAAGAAGGGGAGAGAAAACTCCCTCCCCCGTTTATTGGCTTTTCATTATTAGATAGCACCATAAACCGCAGCAGATGGTTGGAACTGAAGAAGTTCGCAACGAGCCTCGCAACGGAATGTGATGAGGTTCTTAATGAAGTCATCTTGATCGAACTCGGTAGAACGAACAGACAAACCGCTTTGTTGTGCAATAGCGAATTTGCTTGTGTCCATCAAATAGATCTTAGATGCAGTTACAAGGGCGTGAGGAATAACTGGAACACCAGCGATTCTTACGTTACCTTGAGCATCGATAACAACACCACCAGGAACAGAGTAATCAGATGGCTTGGTTTTGAGGAGTCCTGCCCAACCAGCGTGTGTAGTCAAGGCAATGTTTGGAGTCCATCCCAAAGCACCTAATTGTGCGTAATAATCGATGAATTTCTCTGCGGTGTTAGCACCTGAAGAAGAACCAGATGTAGCTGAAGCTGCAATAGCGTTCAGGTAATAAGTGTCTTCTGCCTTTTGGAAATCTTCAATCAAAGACTGCTGAAGATATGCTTGAAGGAATGGAAGGTCATCAATCATTTGACGAGAAACCTTAGCGTAACCAGCGATGAAAGACAACGCAGTGTTTACTACGGTTACATCGTAATCAAGTTGAGCCTTTGCACTACCTTCAGTTTGCTTACCGAAAGAACCTTCACCAACTGGGGTGTTACCGCGTGGGAAAGATACAGAACCGGTAGAAACTGGGATGATGTTAAACACACTACGAAGGTGTGGATTAACAAAAGACCTCAAATATGGGTTGTCTACGTAAGAAACGTAAGAGCTACCAGTGAGGTTTGCACCCAAGGTCATTACACCAACTGCTTTCATATCAAGATCAGCAGAGAAACCACGACCACCATTTTTAGCGGCATTCTTAATGTCGTTCCAACCTTTCTCGATTACATTGCTGATTTCAGACTTAATAGCATTGATGTGATCAGCGTAAGAAACTGCAACCTTAGATTCAGCCTTTGCAGACAATTTACCAAAAGCAGCCTTAGCTTCTTTAACTTCTTCCAATGCCTCAACAACAGCCTTGTTAGACTTTGTCATTTCTTCGTTGATTTGCTCAACTTTAGCTTCAAATTGCTTGGCAGCCTTTTCGGTTGCGGCAGCAACTTCAGCCTTTTGTTCTGCCAACTTGCTCTCAAGTGCAGACTCAAATGCTTTCAATTCACTCATTTTTTTAAAATTTATTGATTATTGATATTAAAGAATCCACTTGCACTTCTTCTTGTTTTTGCTGCGGAGGTGCTACTTCTGCTGCCTCGGTGCTACTCATCATCTCAAGTGCTTGTGCGAGTTGTTTTACTTTGATAAGACATAAGTCGATAGTTTCTTCTGTAACATCGCTATTACGAATAAACTTCTCAAATGCCTTTATTTGATTTTGGATTTCTTCCAAACTCTTTAATTTCTTCATTCCCAAAAGTGGTGTATGCTCATTCGCTCCCCAAGCAGTAAGTGAAGAACCCTCATAGAGCATCACCTCGTGAATCTCATTATGCTCACTCGCTTTTTGCTCACGAAGTGTTCTAAAGCCAATGCTATGCTCGTGAATCAAATCACTTTCAATCATCTTTACAAAATCCTTACCCAAGCTATGCGTTCCTACTTGACTTACGTACTTCAATCCGTAACTATCTTCGCTCAATTCCATTATTTTACCCAATGGCTTTGATGGATCGTGGTTGAGGAGGTGCTTGATGCGACCCTTACCCTCTGGTCCCCAATCTTGGATGCTACGCTTAAATGCACCAGGCATCATCATATCTCCATCGGAGTCAACCATACCAAATGCACTAAAATAGCCGCTTACAATGCCTTGCTTGGCATCTACGTCTTTAACCTCCATATCGAGGCTTTTGTAAGAATATAACATACTTTTTTTATTGTCTATTTGTTCTAATTTACGAATCGCCCAATTTATACCAGCGTCACCTCCCCAAGCATCCCACATTATCCCACCGCAGCCTTCATCATATGGCACATCTTTATTTTGCTGATGTCTTTTAAATGATGCCATACGAGCGATAGTATCACGTGATATTTTCTCACGATTAGCCAGTTGCCTTGCACGAGTCCAGCCTACGGGTGTTCCGCACGAACTCCCATTCTCCTCTTTATACTTCAACGCCCGTTTAGCGTTGTTAGACGCTGCCTCCGGATAGTCGTTGTAAGTCTCCGCCTTTTCTTCATTTCCCTCCGAAGCCAAATAGGCTCTATAAGCCTCATTGGCATTGGCCTCTGAAGTGTAAACACACTCACCATCTCCGATCCTAAATTTTCCGTTTTCGCATCTTTCAACTGGCATATTATTTCATTATTACTTTACCATTGGCATCTCTACGAGGCACGAAGGCCACCGTACATCTGCAATTAATTGTAAACCCCGCAGGTGCGGTGGGATCGCCCGGATAAGACGCGCTTATCGGCCTACCCAATATATCCGCACTTGTAAATGGTTCGTTATACGCTTTCACTTGCCCATCCATATCCCAATGATCGTATCGATCCTTTGGTATACGCCTTGTCCTACTATCTCTTGTCGCTACCCACATCTTGTCAACCACGAAGGGATGTTTTTGTGCCGCAACAAACGAAGCATAGTTAGATGCCCTCATTACCTCTGTTCTTGCAATACGCATCGCCCTCATTACCGCATACTTGAGATCACTATTGGTTCGTATCGCCTCCGCTATCTCCTTAGGACTCTTGCCTTCTTCAATACTCATATTTATTATAAGTATCAAATGTTTCTTGGTTGTTTGGGTCATTTGACTAACAAGTAAAAAACCCCATTGAATCAAAAAACTCGTCAACTCCTCAAGCCAATCGTTATTTAGGTCGAACGGGTCATACGCCTTACGACTCTCAATACCAACGGCTCGATACACGGCATTGCCAAATATCACCGCACTCTCGCGATATAACTTGCGAAGAATCGGAAGTAATTTATCATCCCACGCCATTGCCGCTATGCTTGAACGTGCCGCCTCTGGCCCTATGCGTTCCACCATCTTAGCAAACTCGCTTACCTCCTTCTCAATCGCACCACTAAACAAAGAACTATACTTTTTATCTAATTGCCTACGCAACCTCTCCACCTTCAGCCAATATGTTTCCCTCTGACTTGCGTTCATTTATGAGTTTTTCGTAGTAATAGTTACGAAGCCTCTGCATCATCTCTCGCTCCACTTTGCAACGCATCTCGCTCTCTGTCTTCGGATATTGTTTCATTACTATCATCCACACTTCGAGGTTCTTCATAACTTAAATCCATTGCGACTTGTTCGAGTACCACCAACCCTTGATTGACATAACTAAAGTCATATGCACCACCCTTTGGTTCATAGTTCATAGCCACTCGCTTCTCATCCATTGTCAACCAGTTGGCATCACGCAAAATACGGGTCATACGCTCCATATCTTGCTGCATCTCTGGTATAGCAGTTATATCAAAGTCAATGTACACATCCTCACCATAGATAGGCAATAGCCACCTATTGAGTTCATCCCTCAACTCCGAACAAAGAGGAATAATGGTGTTTGTCATCATATCACGCAACGCATTTTGGTAGTTGTTGTATGATGTAGTATCCGTATCAAAAAGAACTTGTGGCAAACCAAACACACGACACCATTGTTGGAGTGACATCTTGAGTGTACCCAACAATTCCATATCCACACTACTCAAACCAAAGTTAAGATAATCCCAAGGTGTTTGTAACACTCTTATTGCACCTTTGTTATCAATTCCATTGAGATCATCATTGACCGCTCTCTTTATGATGTTAGCTTGTTCGATTGTAAATGTCGCTATGCTTGAACCAACCGGTCGTGGCACTATCGCCCCTTTAGCACCCCCATTGCCCGTCATCATCGCACTTGCGTTGTGGGCATTGTTGCTCATCCTTAGAGTGGAGTAGGAAGCGCGTAGAGGCGATAGTCCACGCATATGTGTTCTTGTGACATCATTAAAATCAGGATTCCAACTTTTCCAAGCACACACCTGGTCCTTAGGTATATCAATACCCATACCAACCATTAACTTATATCCGAGCAATCCGTAAAGATCATTTGGGTCAGGGTAGATGTCCAAGAATTGTGTAGGAAGTACGTTAAGTTCGAGAAACTTACCACCTTGTATGTTGGCATTGTTGCCGTATATGTTACCTTCACCGCTTAAAATTCTATATCCAAAAAGATTTTGTAAAAATTGGTCTTGCGCCTGATACTTGTTGGGTTGCTCCAAAAGTCGTGCAAGTGGTGAGTTCATCACAATGTTATCAGAGTAAGCGTTCTTGCGCTCAATGAGTGCTTGTTCAAACGCACCCTTGTTAGCAAGTCCCTTCGATAACTTCTTGTAACGCAAAAGCGATGTCCTCGCCTTCTCACCATTGTTCATCTTGTAAACATACCAAGGGATTGATGCGGCTTTCCGTGCAAGGAAACTTACGATTGCGTAAACATCGGCATTGCCAAGATAACCTTCTTTAACGTAACTTTCTCTTTCGTAATTTTGCAATACCGCACCATTGATCGCCTTGAGAGCATTATTGCTCACATTTTCATAAGGGTCTAATCCCTTTCGTTTAAATATGTCTAATAAACCCATCTACTTTATATTACCCCCCACGTTAATGAAGGGATGGTTAATTTACTATATATACCATAACGCATCGCATCTGCGATGTGATCGTTGAACTTTACTGGTTGATCTAATTTGTTGCCGTTCCTATCCGTTTTCCAACGATAGCTTTTTAACTCCTTCAACAAATTTACACTATCTTGATGAATAGTTAGGGGTGTACCTTTTACACATCTAATCCCTTCGGTCACATCCTTATTAGCGGGTTTTGCATTAAAGCCATTTCTCACCAACTCCTCAATCGTCTTAGGCTCGGCGGCATCACAATAAATCTCATCGTACTTACTCAATTCCATCGCCTTTAGTCTAT